GGATATGTTTTGGTCTCGGTTGTGACCTTGGCATAATCTGTGGAACTCTCGTTAATCGCGTCGGAAACAATAATACTCGCACCATTCTGAGCATCAAGAGCAGTCAGAGCCGGAAGAGCAACACCCGCAAATTTTTCCTCTGATACTGTGGTCTCGGAACCAAAACTAGTTCCTTCGAGTTTTGCGCCAAGCGCGTTTGATAATACGGCGACATCCGCGGATTGACTTGTGTTTCTGCTGATGATATTGGCAGTACCCGGGGTATTAATTCCAAATGAACCTACTGAAACCATAATAACCTCCTTGTTATTGTTTTTGGTATGATATAAATAACCTAGCCGTCCTGAATGCAGCCCGAAGGGTCTGCGCGAGTCCAGGGCGAGGTGATTCTCTAATATTAATTAATCCGTCAACCGTATAACCGGTATTGGAAAGTATAGACGGAGTTGTTTTGACATCATCAATTAAATCCCCGGATAAACCATATAACTCGTCAATAACAACACTATCTGTATCAGCCGTATGGGGAACTATAACGTCAATGTTTATGTCTGCATTGTATAATGGACCGTTTATGTTGACGCGTGGTTCACATGTAACCTCAAGGTATGGTTTGTTGATTTTTTCCGGTTCCCGAATAACGCCAAAACGAACTACCTGAACATCATTATCAATTATATATTGATAAGTGTTAAGTTGAGTTACCATTTTTTTCTCTATTTCTGCTTCAAATGTCATTTTTTATTACCTCTGGCTATAGATTTTTCTAATTGGCGATTGTAAATACCGCGCATCTTGTTGTTTGCCTTGCGCAAGCCTATTGCAGCAGAGGATGAAGATGTGACTTTGATATAATCAATCATGTTGTCCATTGAAATAGAACTCTCAGTAAGGCCAAACTTGTTGACCGTTTTGGACGACCTGCGCTTGATAGTAATATTGAGATCGTCGCTATCCCAACCGCCCTGATCAAAACGAATTCTGCCGATGTTTCCCAACCATCCATATTTGGCGGCGCCGGCATGAGGAATTTTCAGAACCTTGTCCGGGTCCTGTTTGATTACTTTGCCATTTAGGTCGCGGACTTTTTTCTGTCTCAAATATGGAACTATAGTAAATTTATTGTCGTTTTTAATGTATTTTTTGTATCCGGTTTTTACTTGGATTAAACTTGATTTGCTCTTAATCTTTTTCTTGGACCCGAACATTACATTGTCTTTGGTCCTGATGTAAAATCTGAGACTGTTGAAAAATATTCCGCCAGGCGCAGTAACTATTGGACGGATTTTATATTTTTTCTGCAAACGTGATACCCGGCTTTTGTCGCCGGGTTCGGTGGCTTTGGCTGCGGAAATAAGGGCGTGATAAGAAAACTGCGGTAGAATCTGCTCGAAGCTCTTGTGTAGATCATTGTGAATCCAAGTTAGGGTGCTTTCTAACTTGGCAATGTCATTTGAATTTATAGTAGCTGTGAGCATTAAATTTTTTTCCCATTTACATTAATAAAGTATATATTCTAATCCTGATACCAAATGAATCAGCGTGTTTGTAAGTCATTTTGCCGGCAAAAGCAAAAACCCGATAAGTCGAACCGTCATTTACTATAAGATCGTCAGCCAGCGGTTTGCCATCCGTAACAAAGGCGGGGAGGTCGGATACAGTGACAATAAAAACCCGCATCCTGGAATCAATACCGGTAGCTTCCGCAATCTCGAACTCATCATCCGGCTCGGTGGGAGTAGCGTATATATCATCTGTATCCGTTCCCCTTTTATATGAAACCAGGTCGGCCGCGTTATCGGTCATTATGGCAGCAAGGGTATTTACTCCGTCACGCAACATATTCATGGTAACTCCATGTTAAAGATTTTAAAAATATTTTAGACGGGATATACTGGATAAAACCGGATAGGGTTAAAACTAATACTGAAAGATTTATGCTTTTTGTATTAGTTACAATCATGTTAATCCTGTTAATCATGCCTAAATGTTTTTTTGTATTAGTTACAATCACGGCTATCCTGTAATCCTGTCTATTTTTTAACAGCTTTAATAGTTGAATCGCGATTTTTTTTCGCTACTTTTAAGTTTACTTCGAGATTGTTTTCCTGCCAATCACAACGAGTTATTTCATTTAAAAGTGTCTGCCACTCGGCGCGTTCTGAATCGCTTAGAAAACGATTTTCGTCACCACAGAGATTGTTTATTTCTTCCATTCTCTTTAATGATTTTTCCCGCTTTGATTTTATTTCTTTGATACTCATTTTTAAATCCTCGCCGAACGTCGGCCTAGTTGCCGAACGTCGGCCTCGTTAATGTTAAAAATATTAAACTAACACTACAAAAAAAGTGGACGGATGAGAAGCCGGGATGAGAAGCCCCCCCCATCCGTCCGAACGGCGTGTATGTTAATCAGCGGCGGTAGTAGTTACCAATTCCCAATCTGAATCAGCAGTTGTGTCGGCAACCTTGAAATAGATTTTGCCGACAGATGAATTGTACTGAGAACCGATTGCTGCTGCATCGCCACCGTCTCCGCGAACAGCGGAGCGAGTAGTTTCAGCACCAGTAATAAGAACAGTACCATTTGAAAACATGATTTCATTGGTATTTGTCTGGTTTTCCATGTAAATACCATTGGTAGAAGTTCCACCAGATAATGAAATACCATTAGTCAAATCACCATAAACAACAATACCATACTTAACAACAGCAGTAGTGCTTGCGTGATTATGGAACGTGGCTATAACATGTTCGCCACCATTAGTAGCAGCAGATAATGCTTTAATATATACAGCTAAACCACCATTTTCTCCACCATCATGTACAACTGTTGCGTCCGCGTCATAATTCTTAACAAGAATTGCGTTAGTACCGGAATAGGTATCGCCAGCAACATTAGTCTGTTGAACTAAATGTAATGGTGAAGCACCACCGGCGATAGTAGAACTAACTTCGAGTTTTCCGTCTGCTGAGATTGCCCCAAGATTAGTAATGGCGCGATCTGCATCAACAACTAATACTTTGCTTGCAACGGTTGCACCAGCGGTTGCTCCGTCCAAAACATCTGCTTCTGCAAGCGTAATAGCGGCTGTGGATTGAACAACATAACTAGCGGAAGCACCAGGATCGGCAATATTAATTGTAGTGGCCTGTCCCATTGCATTAGCATTGATCGTTACGGCTGTATCACCAGTTTGGTTAGTACACGCAAGAGAAAACTTGCCCCTGCTTGCAGTAGTTGGAAAAATATCAATAGAGCCGAGAACACCGCTTGAACCAGCATCTAAATTAACCAATCCAAGTGTTCTAAACGCAGATATATCTTTGTTTGCATCTACGACAACATATTTTGAAGCCTCAACCGTGCCGGGAGTAACACTGCCGCCATCATTGAGAGTTACACCATTTACAATTATTTCCGCAGCAGTCGCGGCAGAAGCAGCCACGTTAGCAGATAAGCCGGCATATTCGTTACCGGTAGAAACGGAAGTAAATTCTGCGTTACCAGAATCGTAATAGGTTTTTTGTCCGCGAGTCCATGCTTCACCAGCGTTTTTGACGACTTCAGCACGACCAATAATGATCAGTTGACCAAGCGGGTTTTCACTGAAATCAATATCCAACGGCGCATAGCCGCGTAAATCTCCTTCTACGACAAAAGCTCCGGCAGCCACATCTTCAGTGGCAGTGTACGGAACCATAAAAATAGGCTGTCTGTTTGTTGCTAAATAAGTCATTTTCAAATCTCCTTATTAAGGGTTAATTATTAAAGGTTAAAGATTGAGATCGAGACAACCGGCCCGGAGGCCGGTAATCAGTAATATTATGAAATGGTGAATTTGGTAGCACCTTGGTAATCGCCAGCAGCGAAACCAAAATCCCAAACCATACGAACCGCACGACCAAGCATTTCGATTGGCAGAGAAACTTCTTCGACTGTCGGAACTTTGCGTCCATTCAGGAAACCAACATTGAATGCTGGAATTTCTTCAGGATCAGCTATTCCAAACCAAGTTGTAGCTGTAGCTAAACGCTTGATAACCACAGGCTCATAAGCTCCGGCATACACATTGGTATTTGGAACAAGAACATTGGCAGTTGAAGAACCAGCCAAATTGGTAGACTGGAACATTTTCAAGGCATTGACTTTCAGAGCCGCTGGGACCAACACATATTTGGCTTCTGCGCCAATGAGTTTAGTGCTGGTGAGTTCCTGAGTCATGGCCGCAAACAAAATGTCCATAGCCTCGTAACCAGCTTCGCTTGGTTCTAAACCAGTGGTGTCAACGTTTCCATTTCCGCCAGAGAATATTGTACCAGCTTCAATCATGGCAACACCAACGTTGGTGTATTGATTCATAGCGTCACGACCCATTTTCTGAGCAATCATAGCGAAAGCAAGAAGATCATCATTGAGAATCATTTTGCGAGTTATGGCAATGATTTTACCATAAGTCTTGGCGATGATAGCCTGGTCGCCTTCAGACAGTGAATCGTAAGGTACTGGTCCTCCTTCTGGAATTTCCGGCATATCGAGTTCGGTGAACATACGATACATTTTCTTTTCCTTCAGATCTGACAAGGAAATTTCACGACAAATTTTCGTGACGGCTTCAGCATCTTTGTTAGAGCCAAAACCTTTTTCCATCATTTTGTTTGCCAGGTTGGACAAAATCCCACCGAGTGAATTGGTAGAGTAACTTGCCTTTACCCATTCTAAATCAGATGCACTGATACCTGGAGCTCTGACACCATCAATAGCACAAGCGTCAGCAATTAAACCCTTGAGTGAAACACTCCGGCGCTTGTCGGCAGCATTCAGAGTTTTGTCATCAAACATTTTTTCCATTTTGCCGGTGTCATAGCCAGCTTTGAGCAGACATGACGCTAAAAGAATTTCAGAACCAGCATCAGTACCGGCCATGATGATACCTGGAGCAGGAGCAGAACGGAAGTTGGCGAGTTCACCAGCATCAGTAGCTTGAGCAATCGTCAAGTTTTCCTTGATAGATTTTGCTTTGCTTTCCGCTGGAACTTCAAGAGCGTTGATACCAGCAATGCGTAAAACATTGGCAGCAGCAGCGGCGTTGACGGCTTCAGCAGGATCAACAACGGTTGTGTCAGCAACTGCCGCTACAACGGGTTTTACGGGTTTTTCAACCGGTTTAGTTTCGGCTGTGATTGCAACAATATCAATATTCTTTTCAGCTATAAAAGCCTTGATTGTTGCTTTGCCAGCATCGGTGCTTTGATCAACATCTTTGGCAAGACCTAACTCAATAAGTTTTGCAATTACTTCTTTAGGATAGTCCACGTTATCCTCCTTTGGTTATGGGTTAAAAAACATTATTGTTTTTTTAGGGGTTAATGTTTGTTTGGCGGCTATATCAACCGACGTTTGTTTGTCGGCTCCATGCACTACAATACTGGTCTCGCGTAATTCGGATTCTTTGGCAACCCATACCGGACCCTGGATGACTTGGCCATTGACTGTATCGCTGGCGCCGGAAAGAATTTCCTCAAGAACTAAAGGCATCGCGCCAATAGATGATTCCCAAGGATGTCCGTCTTTGGCTTTGGCTACAACTTTGGCCGCGGTCTCGTCAGAATTGGAATACAAAATTCCAGACTCCTTGACAACACCATCAATGATTTCGATTTTTTCTGTACGCCCTAGAACTGAATCAAGGTTTTTTTCGTGACTATCGAGAATTGGGATTACCTGTTTGGGTATCTTCATGCCGGCAAGGTCGATAACTATCGGACCATAATAACCAACATAAACAACACCGCCATTATACGCAAGAATATTGAACTTGGATGGAGCGTCTTTCAGGTTTTTTTCGGCTTCGGCAAATTTTATCTCGCCCGTGGCACTGATGTCTATCATTTGCAGATCAGGTTTTTGGTTTGTGCCTAATTTTAATAGTTTATCCATTAGTTGTATCTCCTGGTAGAACAGGGTTAATTTTTTTCATTTCTTCTGCTATTTGCGCTTGTTCTGTGGCCCATTGTGGGAGCTCTTCCTGCCAATCTTTGCCTTGCTCTCCATATAAGCGTTTCAGAGTGTCGGCACCATTGGCAAAGTTTTTATTAAACGCTGTGGCTTCTTTGGATGGGTCAACATGCGGAACACCGTCGAACATCCATTGGTGTTTGGGTATTTTATTCCTATATATAGAACTCTTCTTATTTATAACTTTTTTTAGAGCACGGAACTCTGACTCTGGACGTGAAATTAGTTCTTTGAAAAATATACTGAAAATTGGATCAATGACCCGGTTGGTAAGATTGATTCGCTCAATACCTATAGTCTTGGTAAATGATTGATGATCGAGACGGCCGGAAGCATAATTATAGTTTTCGCTGGAACCGCTGGCTATGTTTGCCGGCATGCCCATTGAACGCCCCTCGCTCTGGATAATGCGGCCATCGAATTCAACATAAGAACTTGTGGGTTGTTCAGCTTTGAGCTGCTTCATATCCATGCCCTCTGGAAGTATGGTCATAGAGTTCATATTTACCGGAACTTTGTCAAAAGTGTTGTCCTCGGTTGCGGTACTGCCGGATGTTTCGACGTCTTGGCTGTCTGAATCGGGAAGAGTATTGGAAGTAAGTAACGCGGAAAAAACCGCGGCGGTCTCGGCGGCGCCAAGAACAGCATTGGTATAATCGCGGGAAACACCAAACAATTCAAGGGCTGGAGTGATCTCTGGAATTCCGCGAAATTGTTCCGCACGGCGCGGACGCATTAAATGAAACATTAAGTCCGGAGAATAATTGGTAAAACTATTGTTGCCGTTAAGACCGAAACCATCTGTATCGCCGGGATTTGATTTGAGGACTTGATAGTTTACCGGAATACCATAAGCGTCAACAATGACACCATCAATATTTTGACGACCATCATTTGATGTGATGTTACTACTATATAAAGAGTTGTCTGTAACCCGGTCGGTTTCGACAAGAAAAATATCTAAACCAAGAAAAATCTTTTTCAGGTTTTCTTTGTTGTTAAAAAATAAACCAAACATCTCACCACAGCGGTTTTCGGAAATCTCACTGATTAAAAGTTTTTCGGTAAGTTTGATAAATGCAGCCCATTCAGAATAAAGACGCTCGATGTCGCTGGCCGCACCGTTGTCGTCACTAATTATCTTGAGACGGGCGCCGGTGCCGACTGTCCATTCCGCAAATGTGTTGATGATACCATAACAATAAGGATTGTTGTGATATTCGTAACGGGAACGATTGCGAAGAACTTTGCGGACCGGTAAGGAGTTCGCCGACTTTGAACTAAGGCTGTCAGCCATTTGCCAATGACGTAAAGTGCGATCATGATTCTGCGCGGCATCATAGCCGGCGTTGATTATTTTAGTTTTACGTTTTGCTACTATTTTCTTTTTCTTGCCAATACCAAACATTAAAAAACACTCCCTGGCATTTTCATGCTATACATTTTGAATGGAAGTTTTTTGCCGGTGCGAAGAGTCGCGACAGTTGTGTCCTGCTCGTCTTGGCGAATTTCTTCGGTTGAACGATTCTCGACTGTCTCACCATTTACAGTTATTCTCTTGGGCTGTTTTTTTAACTCACTCGATGTTGCCATATTTAAGTTACCCGGTATAAGTTATCCGAACGTCGGCCTCGTTATTAAATAATAGTTATCAGTTATTAGTAAAAGATTCTGTTTAAATATTAATCCGGTTTTTCTGGATTTTTAATTGTGTGTTTTTTCCTTTCTACTAACTGATAACTTAAATTTTGGAGGAATTAAAAAACCTCCGCCTATTTTAAAAATAGAACAGAGGTGTATAAATAGCAAATAAAGAATCTTTATATACTTTGAATATCAAAGTTAATCGTCAATAATGGATACTTCTATGGGTTTTCCTTGGGTGTGAAGTGGTTCTTCGGTGGCGTATTTGTGATTGCAAAGCTTGCACTCACGGTAACGGCGGATTTTGCTGGTGTTGCGGATGAGGGTGGTGGTGGTGGTAATAGAATTGTCAAGCGATCCCTTTTTGCACTTGGGACATGATGGTAATACCTTGACCAGTTGGCGCGGAGTGTGGACTTGCTTTTCTTTTGGTTTTTTGCTTACTTTTGCCTTGGGTTTCTTTGCCGGTGACTTCTTTTTCGATTTACTTCCTTTTGGACGTGCCATGTAAAACCTCCGGTTTTTCAGTTATCAGTTATCAGTAAACAGTTATCAGTGAAAGTTTTTTATCCACAAATATTGTTATATGTTTTTATTATGGCGTCTATTAATAAATAAATATTACTCGCAACCGCAATTATTAAAAGTGTTATTAATCCTTTGCTCATATTTATCTCCAGTTTTTAATTATGATTATGATCCAAAATATTATTGTTGCTCCGATACATCCGTAAATGGCCTCCATCGCATATAACGGATGCTTTATTATGTTAGTTAAAATACCGCAAAAACCGATTAAAATAAATAATGCTATGGTTAGCTTGATTAACTTTGTGGGTTTGCGTTTCATTGTCACCTCGCAAGTTCGTGTTTGGGAAACCATTTGCCATTTGCGTCCATTACACCGTGTTTGATGTTTTCTTTGATCTGCGATTGTATACCAATTTTGTATCCGGAAAATAAGCCGTCAAGATAGCCTTTGTCGTTTAATATACACCAAGCAATAAGTAAAACCGATAAAATTATAAGTATTGTGTTGATTATCTTCATGGTTGTTTTTCCTTGTCTTTTGTTGCTGTTACTGGCTGAAGATCGGTGGGGTTTGTTAGAGCTTTTTTTATGGATTCGAGTGATTGTTCTATTTTTTGAAGCCTTAAATCTTCTTTGAGTTTTATAAAATCAGCTTCTTGGACTATTTCATCCAAAAATATATAATCATCAAGACGGATCCAGGCAGTAAAATTAACAAGATGAAACCCTGCTCTGCCTAAATCTTCTATCGTTCCATTTTTGAGACCTTGAACAATAATGCCTCTTAGTAATCCTTTGAATCTTTCGTGATAAAAAGTAACTTGAGCATCAAACTTTTTGTTTTGTTTTTCAAGCTCTTCTATTTTGGTTAATCGTTTTTTTAATTCTGTGCTTTTATGAAATCCTATTTTAAGCTCTTCTTTAAAAGTTTTCATTAAAATTAAGCCGCACTTTGCAAGTAGTTTAAATAAAATAATTTTCATTCCCAAATCTCCTTTTTTTTAATTACCGATGCCGACGTTCGGCTTTTATACATTCGAGGCCGACGTTCGGCTTTACTTAAATCTTTTGTTATAGGCTTTGCGGTCTTTTTCGTATTGGTCGAACATCTTACGGGGCGCAACCAAAATTGTGCTGTCAAAAATGTTTAACTGGAGATCGGTTAGTTTCTCCATGACAACCTTGCCTTTTTTGTCGAGAGCTTCAAGCTCTTTGCCGCCTTTTAAAGTAAGCATCCAATTACCGGAACCAGGCTTGATGTGCGAATAAAGGCCGCGAAACTGCCGGCCGTCTGGAGTAAACTCCTTGCCGCGATGGGTTTGGGTACCAAGCTGGAAAACTACCTGGTCGTCTTTTTCGATTAAAATTGTGAATTCTCCGATGTGTCTCATTTGGGGTCTCCGGGGTTACAGGGTTGTTCTTGCCCTATTATTTCAATTAGTTTTATGTTACCATCTAATAAATAAGAACGAATGTCTTTATGTAACTTGTCAGCTTCGCTGTCACAATCGTTTATGATACAACAAACGTCATGCTGCGCAGCAAGACATTCATAGTTTTTATGAATAATTATCATGCCGTTTGTGTGGTCATATCTATTGGTGCAAGTTATTGCATTGCTGTTACACTCTACTTGTAATGACGGGGTTGAAAATTCACGAAAATCTGCCGACTCAACGCTTTTACTTAAAAATATTACATTTTTCCGCATGGACGCGGCCATTAGTACAGCAATACCCATAAGTGTGGTAGTGGTGCCAACTCCGTAATTTACTCGTCCAGAAATATCCATAGATTGTGAATTTATAATATATAAAGATAAGCCTCTATTAAAATCTCTTGTGAATTGTTTGGGAAAATATTCTTTTAAAATATCTTCAAACCAAACCAGTTCACTAAAAATACCATAAGGCATAGCTAAATGTGCTTGATCTGCGGTTGGTGCCGTGGGTTTACTTCTATTTGAGTGGTCGGCTTGGGCGGTGTTGGGAACTTGCTGGCTGGTTTGTTTATTTTTTAAAACTTCCAACCTTGCTTCATTAAAATGCCTTAACAAGGCAAGTTCTAATTTTTCACTATATGCTTTGTGATTTTCCAATATTTCTTTGATTGTTGTTTTCATTGTTTACATCCCTTTTTTTGGTTTCATTTGTTTACTGATTAATTTTAAAAAAATAGCGGACGGTGAGATTCGATTCTCACATGGGTCGCAGTCACCAGTCTATGATTACGGGAATCGAACCCGTCCCTACTAACATTTAAAAATGTTATCAACGTCTCTATTCCGCCACGTCCGCTAAAAAAATTGATCAACTTGTTTGCTTTTTGGCGAGAGTGAAATCTACGTAATACTCATCACCGGCTTTTAGTTTACCCAGCAAGTCTGGATTGGCAATGTTCATATCCAGGGCGGCGTTTGGTGTGAATCGGGCAAAAGTGTTATTTTCACTTTCGCCTTTTTCTCCAAATGTCTCATCGCTACACACTGACGCAAAGCATATTTTTTCGTAGCTGTCATTAGGATTTTCTTTAAAATCGTGTCGTTTTACAGAATAAACACACATTTTTGCTCTCATTAATTTTTCCATCTTTACTGCTCCTTCACACTATACAGCATGACTTGGTTTTGGTTTTGGTTTGAAATGTTTTGCCGATGGTCCGCATATTTCTGGAAACGCACGGGCCGCGGAACACGAATGGTAGTCCGGTATCCCACGCCAAACTGATTTTGGGTTTCTCTTGCAAAGTTGGCCCATTGGGCCACTCATGGTTAATTGATGCTTGCAGTCTTGACATTGTTTTTGGGTTTCTTTAATTGTCATCCCTCCTTTAGTTGAATTTATCTTTGTATTTTTCCGAGTATTTGACACGGGTTCTTTTACGCTTGGGAATGTTGAGGCCGTCTGGAGATAAACCGTCGATGTTAGCCATTACTTGTGCCATTGTAACTACATCTGACATCTCGTTCTTGCCGCTTGTTCGCCATTTATATTCTAATATACCGTCTTTTTCGATTAAGTCAACTAATCTTTCAGAACAAATTTGCTCCGCAAAGACGCGATGCGATGATCCCTGCGTTCCATAAAGCGAAATTGAACGGGGTTCACCAACACTGAGAAGCCACATGCGTTGCATAAATAAATGCCAATAATGTGAATCAAACCATACTTCAGGCATGTTGGAACGGCCACGGCGCTTGTGACAGCGGACTCCCGGACTGCCGATAAGCTTGATGGTCTTGGATGAGCCTTTAGGTATTTTATATTGTTTGGAGCCAGCACCACGCAAAGCATATATCTTCCAGGGATATTTGCCACGGTTTAGAACCATCCATTTATAGACCGCCTCAGAAAAACGGTTGCCGTCTATACCTACCGCGTCAAGATTAGGATATTTGGTTTCAATGCTTTCCATTAATCCATTTAATGCCTGAATTATTGCCGTGTCCTGGTCGATGATAGCTTTTTTGGAATTGTATACGTCTTTACCGTTTGGACGATAGAATCCATAATCAGCTATGCTTGGCGTGAAATCGTTGCGGAAACCCGCCACACAGAAGGATAAAGCATAATAGTTGATGTCTATGGAGGCACAAGTATAAGTCGCGTCCTCGGCCATCTTGCCGCGGCGTAAGCCGTTGACTGAATTCATTATTGTCCGCAGCGTAAGAGTATGCAGAGAAGTGTTCTGCTTCTTTGGTTCGTTCTGGTATTCTGATAAAAATGTTTCCGGTGATTTGAAAAATATATTCATCGCATGTTGCAGCGCACTTGATTCGTATTCTTTGGTCCAGAGGTTTTCGTCCATAACACTGCCGCCGGCATCCATCTGTTTTCGGTTTTCGTCGTAAAAAGTGGTCGCCTCTGGATGTTTGTTGGTTTTTTTGCCGCGTTCCGCATGGGTGGAGAGTTCGTCCAGATAAAGTGTACGGTAAGTCTCCCATAACTCCATAGCTTCGTCAAGCGGCCACTCTTGGATCATTGAATGCTTTTCGCCCTGCCACTCTGGATGCAAATCGCGGTTGAGAAAACGGTCTGCAATATCGTCTTCAACAATAACCGTACACGCAAGCAACATAGCAATGTCTTTGTCTTGGCCAGCAAGCCCGGCGATTGCGCCAGTGATAGCATCTTCACGTTTTTTTACCTGCCCTGGAGAGTTCGCGGATTCGTTGTTTTGCGGATCGTCAATCAGAGCCAAGTCAGGACGCATACTTGAGCCGTCCTTTAAGCCAAACTTCATGCCACGGCGAACTTTGTCAATAGAAAATGGATAAATGACCGACTGTGAAGCATTGCTCCCGTCAATACAAGGGAATTGAATGTATTTGCCCCACCTTATGCGGGTACGCTCGCCTTTGTATAGCTGACCGTTGGCGCGATGCGTTATGCCCTCAAGCTTGATGATTGGATAACATATCTCTGGAAAATCCGCGCCCAAAAGAAAATTGGTCTCGATTGTATATTTCAGGCTTTCTAAAATGCGTAAAGCCGATTCGCCCTCGTCAGCAACCAGAACAACACACTTGCGTTTGCCGGAAAAAACAGAATAAATTGTGCCGGCCTCAAGTTTGGTGGTCTTGCCAGTACCACGCGGGAGGCCAAGAGCCAAATAACCAGACTCGTTGATTACCGATTCAAGCTTATAATTGCAACGCTCCATTGCTGGACAGTCTTTGCGATAGAATTGTTCTTTAAAATAAGTGACGTTAAAGTTTTCAAGACTTTGTAAAGCAAACTCGCGCCGGGTCTGATCAGCAACAAGCGGGAGATCACCAATATCACGCTCAGACGTACGCTTCTTTTTCATCAACGCAGCTTGGATGTCACGGTTGCTGTTTGCAAATTGGTTTGTGGTTTTACTAGCGGCTTGCGGTTTGATCCCTGAATGCTCACGCTTTTTAATACCAGCAAGCAAAACAGAACCAACCGCACCAGCAGCAACACCATTCTTACAAACCTTTTTTACACCATCAAGAAGCATTGATCACCTGGGTTATATTAAGTTTAAACATCGGAACAGACTATGGTAGGATCACAGTGTTTATAATCTTTTTTAAAAGAAAACTCAAAAAATTTGTTTTGAGGATATATTTCTTTTAATAATTCTTTTAATAATTTATCTCGGCATCTTTCCATTTCTTTATTTATTATTAATTCACATTTAACCTTGTTAAAAGGAATAGAAAAAGTCCCAATCGAACAATCATCTTTGGGAATATTTTTTAAAACCTGCTCGCGTTCTTTTGTTTTTTTAATTTTGGGAAAGCTTTTTGCTATAAGATTTTCACAAAAAGAACCGAATTCATTGCTTACTTTGTTGATGAGTTCATCAGTAAACATTTGGTTGTTTTTTTTGTTATTAACTATTGGTGGACTCGGTGGAGGTTTTGGACGTTCATTAACATCTAATGGTGGTGGAGGATTTGATTGTTTCTTTGACATAATTATTTCCTTGATTTAACTTGCATTTTTAATAACTTCGCGAATAACTCCACGGCTTTGTTATATGATTTTGTTTATTTTTTCCCGAAGTGTTAGTATTTCATTGCTGCAACGTCCTGCAAAATATCGCCAAACCTTATCCATTTCTAAATCAAAATCAAACTTCCGTGCTTTTTTTCTTACAATTGGTTCATATATGGCGTCATGTTTCACGTTTTGAATTTCAAGAACCCCATAATTATTATTAAGCTCCTTACATTGTTTTATAGCATCCTCTACAAGAAAAGCTGGAACTGCATAATAAAATTTATTTGCCAGAAAATTCATTATTTTCCCATGATTATAACCTGTTTCATAGCCGTAGTTTATATGCTTGGTTTTCTTTTTATCAGCAATCAAATCTGCCTTGCTTATTTTGATTTCAATCTCAACACCAATAGGTTTTTTTTTGGGATTACCCGGGAATGTTTCAAAACCAAAAATATCCATTTGGTTAAATTCAGTACAGCAAAAAAACCCCTGCCTTCGATAATACCTCAAAAGTAAAAGTTTTATATCCATGCTGTTTAATTTTTTTGGTTGGTTTCTAATTATGGCCATATTTTATTATCTTTTTTTATTTTAACTTGCATTTTTAATAACCTCACGAATAACTCCACTACAATCAGAACAAGTATATTCTTTTCCGCAAAGTGCTTCAAGTGTGGAGATTAAACTCTCGTAAAACAACGGTCCGCTTTTAGTGGTGACTACAAAAAATTGTTGAGTTCCAACCTCAATTATGCCACCATGTCCATAATCACGCGCACGATCTATCTTGCGGTAAATTGTACGCCGGCTAGTTCCAGTATATTCAGCCAATTCATTAACCTTAAAGGCTTTTTGTTTGACAGTAATCATGTTTCAATAATTTTTTTTGAATTATCTTTTATCTGGAGAGATTCAAAATTACTTCCGTCATCACAGTGATAACATTTTACCTGCGCTTTTGATCTATCAACACTGCGTGAATGTTTTATCTGTGAATTAAAACGGCAACCGGAACATTTTTTTGTTAGATTTTTGCTCATAACTTCATCCCTTTTTGAAGATTAAAAACACCATAAAATTGTGCCAAACTACATTATAAACAACACAATATAGTCTGTTTATATTATAAATTGTAACACTTCTTTGCCAGTTTGTCAAGTTTTTAAATAAAAAAATCGTGCCAAAATTTTCCCGCCAATTCCAAACCAAACCTAACTAACTTACTTTTTCGCCGAAT